GGATCCTGCTAGATGACTACGCAACACAGCACGGGATTGATTACAGTTTTGTAGGGAACGTACACGATGAGATACAATCGGAGGTGGTTACAGAACAAGCAGAGAAGTATGGCTGGCTCGCAGTGGAGTGCATCAAGGCGGCTGGGATTTCTTTTGAACTCAGGTGTCCACTCGACGGAGAGTATCAAGTTGGATCAACGTGGGCAGACACACACTGATGGATCAGCTTTGCTTTTTCGAAAATGACGATCTAGGGGCAGGACACGGGAAGGTGTGTTCAAAGTGTGACCAGTACTTACCGCTGGATTCTTTCAACATGGCCTCTGGAGGCAACTATCTAAGGGCTGAGTGCCGCAAGTGTAACAACGAGATGCAGAAGGTGCGCAAACAGCTAAGAGAGAAACACGGGATGCCGCAGCAGGGCTATCACTGTCCTATCTGCAAAGGCTCTGAGGAGGACGTAAAGGGAAGAGGAAACACAAAGAACGGATCGTGGGTGCTAGACCATGACCACGAGAAAGAGACGTTTAGAGGCTGGTTGTGTCACAAGTGTAACAGGGCGCTAGGCGGCTTTGACGATGATCCTGATAAGCTGAAATCGGCTATCAATTACTTAATTGGACAAAACGATGAATAAACTTTACTCACTGGTGGATGACATATACAAGGTGGTGTCTACCAAAGAAGTACCTGATGACGTTGATCTGTACGAAGAGATTGATCGCTTTGGCGAGAATTGCAAGCGGCTCATGTCAAACCTGTTTACAGAGAAACGTGATGGGCGCAAGCTGCGAATGTCAAACATAGGACGTGATGATCGCTACCTGTGGAACGTAGTGAACAACTCAGACGTACAGGAGGAAATGACTCCTAACACCTACGTCAAGTTTATGTACGGGCATCTGATCGAAGAGATGCTATTGTTTCTAACCAGACTCTCAGGACACGAGGTGACAGATGAGCAGAAGCAGTGTGAAGTTGCGGGTATCACAGGCTCTATGGATTGTAAAATTGACGGTGTTGTCACTGATATTAAAAGCACTTCCTCTTTTGGGTTTAAGAAATTCAAGGACGGAAGTTTGGCTTATGATGATCCGTTTGGATACGTTGCTCAAATTAAAGGGTATGCGCACTCAGAGGGTGAAAGTAAGTTTGGCTGGCTAGCTATGGACAAACAGAACGGGCATCTAACGTACCTGATGTACGATTCTGAGGACACGCAGGCTCCTGTGTACAACAAGATTTCATACGACATAGAGGAGCACATCAATCGCGTAAAAAAGTTAGTAGAGCAACCGGAGCCGCCGGAGGTGTGCCACGAGCCCGTACCAGATGGCAAAAGTGGAAATCAAAAGCTCGCAGTCGGTTGTTCGTACTGTCCCTACAAGTTTACCTGTTGGCCCGGAGTAAGAACATTCCTGTACTCAAGTGGACCCAGATATTTAACAGAGGTGGTCAATGAGCCGAAGGTCACGGAAGTCTAAACTAGGAAACTTTAGATCGGAGTTTGAGAGAGATGTCGCAACGCAGTTACAACCATTTGGCTTTAGCTACGAGCCGTTCCAAGTCCCGTACAGGATCGAACGGAAGTACACCCCAGACTTTGTGTACCAACAAAGCGGACGAACGTATCTCATTGAGTGCAAAGGATATTTTCGCGCAGGAGATACGCAGAAGTATCGTTCGGTCAAGAACTGCCTCGCGGAGAATGAGGAACTCATATTTGTACTGATGAAACCTAATCAAAAAGTGAGCAAAAGTACCAAAAATACTATGGCTCAATGGTGTGACAAACACGAAATTTTATGGTATAATATAGATACACTAAAGGAGTTGGTTGATTATGTCTCTGACACTAGAAGAAATTAAGGAGCGTCTACTAAGGTTCTACGACCCTGACGATCTTCTGGAGTCCCTGCAAATATCGTCTGAAGATATATTGGACAGGTTTGAAGATAGACTACTCAAAAGATTAGAGTGTTTTCAGGAAGAGCTGGAGGAAGAACTTGAAAATGAGCATAAATGACGCAACTCCTAAAGAGTGGGACACGGTAACAGGTAAACTGTTTCACCCTCAAGATCAGCACAACCCTGTGACACAGCCGGATCACTACAACAAGGGAGCAATAGAGGCCATTGAAGCAATCAAGGCGTCCATGCACCCACAAGAGTACAAGGGGTATCTCAAGGGAAACTGTCTGAAGTACCTCTGGAGGTACGAGTACAAGAACGGTGTAGAGGACTTACGTAAGGCCCGTGTCTATTTGGATTGGCTCATCAAGGAGGTTGCATTATGAAAGTTATAGATGGCGGCTTTGGTAAAAACAAAGAACGCAAAGACAACATACCCACCAAAGAGTTTTTAGCTACGTTTGCTCTTAAGGCCAAAGACTACGAAGAATCGGGTAGAGACGTAAAAGCGATTGTCTTGATGTACGAGGACGGCGGAGTGTTTGAAGTAGCGTCTAACGAACAATACCCTGACGGTGTGTTTATGCTGCTACATATGTCGGCACACGCGATACTTAATGAGACTTTAGGCGTGTCTGATGTTTAACAAACTATCTATAGACTACATAGTGATTATTCTAGTCATCCTGTATCTCTTGTTTTTTCTGAACAGTTGCTCTACTACCCCCGAAACAGGACAGTGTATTCTGTGGAGCACCAAAGAAGTCAAAGAAACGCACTGTACACGGATGCCTAACAGAATATGTGTAGACGAAATTTATGAGAAGCCGTTTTGTTTAGTAAGAGAAAAGGACGAGTAATGGACGCATACCAACAATACATACACAAGTCTAGGTACGCACGGTATCTACCAGAAGAGAAGCGCAGAGAAACTTGGGAGGAGACAGTCAGCCGGTACGTAAACTTCTGGGGAGACGATCTGCCAGAGCCCACACGTAAAGAGGTTTACGATGCTGTACACAATCTAGACGTAATGCCATCCATGCGAGCACTGATGACCGCAGGAGAGGCTCTGGACCGTGACAACGTAGCAGGATTTAACTGTAGCTACCTTCCTATTGACCACCCCAAGGCATTTGACGAACTGATGTATGTCTTGCTGTGTGGCACGGGAGTAGGCTTTAGCGTCGAGCGTCAATACATCACCAAACTGCCAGAAGTAGCGGAGACATTCCATGCAACCGACACAGTTATTAATGTTGCAGATTCGAAGATCGGATGGGCGAAATCGTTTAGGGAGTTGGTATCACTGCTGTACTCAGGTCAAGTTCCCGAATGGGACGTTAGCAGAGTTAGACCTGCAGGTGCCCCGCTCAAGACTTTCGGAGGCCGTGCAAGTGGTCCTGAACCTCTCGTCGATCTTTTCAAGTTCACAATTGAACTCTTTCGAGGAGCGGCTGGACGAAAACTTACGTCCATTGAATGCCACGATCTTTGCTGCAAGATTGCTCAAATCGTCGTTGTCGGAGGAGTCAGACGAAGCGCCCTCATCAGCCTCAGTAACCTCACAGATGACCGCATCCGACGATGCAAGCACGGACAGTGGTGGGACGAAAACCCACAACGAGGTCTAGCCAATAACTCTGCGTGTTACACAGAGAAGCCTGACTTTGAAGCGTTCCTTAACGAATGGACTAGTTTGTATGAATCACGATCTGGTGAGCGAGGTGTCTTTAGCAGGGTTGCATCTCAGAGACAGGCGGCTAAGAACGGCAGAAGGGATAGTGAGTTCCAGTTCGGTACGAATCCCTGTTCGGAGATAATATTACGTCCGTACCAGTTTTGCAATCTATCAGAAGTTGTTATCAGGTCGGACGATACACTTGCAAGCCTAAAGCGCAAGGCCAGAGTTGCGGCCATCCTTGGCACTCTACAGGCTACTCTGACTGACTTCCGTTACCTACGTAACGTGTGGAAGACCAACACAGAGGAAGAGGCACTGTTAGGCGTATCGCTTACGGGCATCATGGATCACCCTGTGCTATCCGGACGGGAAGACAAGGGTAAACTTAAGAAGTGGCTAACGGAGATGCGTAATGAGGCTATTGTCACTAACGAGCAGTGGGCTAAGAAACTGGGGATTAATCCTTCTGTCGCTATTACTGCGGTCAAGCCTAGTGGTACTGTTAGTCAGTTGGTCGACTCTGCTAGTGGCATTCACCCTCGCTACAGCAGTCAATATATTCGCAGAGTCCGTGCAGACTCTCGTGACCCACTTTGTTCCGTCCTAGAGGCCGCTGGTGTGCCTGTGGAGGACGATCTAATGTCCCCTAGTACACGGGTATTCTCCTTTCCTATTGCGTCTCCTGAGGGCGCTGTGACAGCCTCAGACATGGGTGCTATGGAGCAGTTGGATCTGTGGGAGATATATCAGGACTACTGGTGTGAGCACAAGCCGTCTATGACCTGCTACTACAGGGATGAGGAGTTTCTAGAGGTGGGACAGTGGTTGTACAACAAGTTTGACAAGGTAAGTGGTATATCTTTCTTGCCCTACTCAGACCACACGTACCAACAAGCACCGTACGAGCCTGTGGACAAAAAGACGTACAACCAGATGGTTAAGGACTTTCCAAAGGAAATATCGTGGGATATAGAAGAAGCCAGCGATATGACTGAGGGGTCACAACAACTGGCCTGCACAGGTAACAACTGTGAGTTATGACATGAAGAATATGGAGTAACCACCATCCTTCTTGGCTACGTCCTCTGGCTTGTCTTTCGGGTCATGGGGCGTAGTCATTCCCATTTCTTTCATGCGTCTAATCTTGTCCTTTGACTTCTCACACATAGAGTGGTAATCAATCGACGTATACGACACGCTGTGGTTATCGTTGTTGTTCTTGGTCTTCACGTAAAGCTCCTCCTGTTAGCATACCAACCGTGGCTACGTTTTTGCCTACGTTGATATAGTCTTGTAATTGCACTGGTCCACTGTAGTCACGCATGACTCTTGCTTGGTACTGTACGTTGCTTTCGCCTTTTTGCTTGGGCATACCTGTTATTTCTTCTATACGAGCAACGCTTTCTTCAGGCCTTGCAACTCCCCTTTTCTCTGGTGATTTAGTTCCAGCCTTAAACGAGTAAATAGGAGTAGCGTTCAACAGGGCGTTTCCTCCGGGTGGTTTCATCCCCATCAAATCGTGACCGTCAGAGATCATTGTGTATATCGTATCGTTTTTAGTATCAATTGCGCCTACAATGTTGACCCCACCTAAGTCTTGCGCTGAAGATGCGTAAGATTCTTGGAAGGCGTAAATTCCGTCTCCTTTGTCGTTTAAGGTTGCTTTCGGTGCAGCATCAAAGTAGTCCAACACCTGTTGTTGTTTTTCGTTTATCTTTTGGCCTTTTTGCTCACGTATCTTTAGACGCCAGTACCTGTTAAGTAAGACTGCCCTAGGTTCATCAGGCAGTTCCCCGTTTCTAATCGCGAGACGTAGTTTGTCTAACTGGGCGTATTTAGCCACTGAAAGAAACTGCGTGTAAAACTCAAGCGGATCAGCGTTAGATAAAGCCTCTCTTGCAGATCCCATTATTCGGGAACTAGCTAGAGCAGAAATACCTGCTGGTGACGTTGCCTTTGCTACTCCTGTTGCTTCTCCTTGTAGCGCCTCTCCTGTTTCTGGCCTACGTATAACCAATGATGTTTGTCCCGGATCACTAGATACGCCGTGGGCCCTTACAAGGTGGTTGGTAAACGTATCGACAACAATATCTGGTGTATCGGGCGTGTAAGACGTTAGCCCTTCTTTTACACGGTCTATATTGCTTACGTCTGTCCAATCTTGCGCGTACCGCTGTACTTCTACCGTATTACCCACAACAGTATCAAGAGGAGGAGAAGTTTCTCCACGGCGTTGCGCTTCCATAAAGGAGCTTGCCATTGCGTTGCCCCTTTGAATGTTCATCGTGTCTCGTGAACCGCCAGTTTCTCCGTATTCTCGTACTCTGGCGTCTCCTGTTCCAATAACTCTACGTCTTTCCTGCCCTGCTGGGGTAAAGCCTTGTTTTATAGCCGTGGGTACGTTAGGGCCAGCTACTCTAGCTGTTGCCATTACTTTATTTAGCGGGTTTGGTGAATCGTAAAACCCCGGTTGACTTGTGGGGGTGTTGTCAGCCACGGCTTTTAGAGATTCCCTAAGTGCGCGAGGAGCCGCCTGCATTAAACCTATGTCCATCACAGCGCCACTAGCAGCAGCAGCCCGTGGGTTCTGTTGTGCAAGCTGTAGGGCTTGTTGTCCAACCCCAGTGTCCATAAGACGCTCTGTTACGCCAAAATTAGGCATAAGGGTAGTGAACAGTCCTGTCACCGGAGACATGAGTTTGTTAAAACCACCGGCAGTGCTGAGAGCAGTGCTCGTTAAAAAGTTCTTAGCGGCTTCTGCGTACTGCCCCTGTTGCAAGTTAGGAATTACTTGATCTCCGTAATCCCTGCCCTGTTGTGTTTGTGCAGCGGCGTCTGCAAACGCTTCAGCTATGTTTCGGCCCAGAGGAACAGTGAAGTCTCCGCTTGCCTCTGCCACAGCAGTAGCAAAGTCTTCTGTCCTTGCTGTTTCTCTAGCAATAGCATCTGTTACCCAACTCATGTTATGGTCCTGAATTGGCCGCTGATTTTAACGGGGGCCGTCTTTCTTTGCTCTCTTGTTCAGCATCTTCCATGTAGCCCTTATAAATGTTTATAATTGCTGCTCTATCTAAACGCAACTGTTTTATCATCTCTGGGTCTTTGGCTACTTTTAGCGCCTTATCGATACCCTCTACGGTAAGCCGCAGTTCTTTCTGGTAATAGCCTTTTGACAACACTGCTTTGCCTGCTTTATAGGCCCAGATAGGGGTGTACAGGCCAGCCATCATAGCCATCATTTTCGGAGCACCTATTGCATTTATAGTAGCTGCCTGCGCTAACGGCGTTGACGGAAGAGTCATGTTTAGAGCCGCCATGTTTTGACGAACCCTAGCCATAACTGTGCTGCCCTCAGGGTACTTAGCGTTAATAGTTTCCAGAGCTTGAATCAGATGAGACTGTTCTCGCAACAACTGCCTCGTGTTGGACTTAGTTGCTTTTCGGCTCAGGGGTGACGTAGGCACTGCTTCAAACGCATCAAAGTCTATAGAGTCGTTTAGTACGTTACGTATTATGTCGTAAATCTCAACCCTAGCAGTGGCTTTTCTTTTGCCGTCGGCTTTTTTAAAGCTATCTTGACCAAACTTTGTTCTTCTAAAGTCATCAATAGCTCGTCTA